CGAAGTCTGAGCTACGGCATTCCGCGAAAGAGAGCTTGGTGCTCCAGTGGTAGTAGTCGTCGTGAAACGATTTCTACCATTGATAGTGGGAAAGACAACTACACTTCGGTCATCTCGCTCTGCTGCGAAATACGTTATCGTGCCAGATCCGGCCTCTTCCACATTGAAGTGGTGCACAACTCCACCTCGGTAACCAACAAACATGTTGAGGACCCAATTAAGTGGATGATTAGCAACAAAATTGAATGGCGCATTACCTGCTGTCAGAGTTTTAACAGCCCAACCTGGAGCATCAGAATTGAAGCCCCATCCGTCGGGGATTCTCTTAAACAGGTTAACACAATTCTGTGTACCATCAGCCACGTAGGTGCTCGCACCAGTCGCCGGATTTCCAGCTAGCTGCGTCTCAACAAAAGTCGAACGGTGCAACAAGGGCCGCAAAGATTTCACGACCTCGCCGACTGTGACCAACTCAAGACTAACAGTCTCGGGTAGATCAACCGTGTCATTGATGAGGTCCTCGCGAATATCCTGGGATTGAAGAACAAGACTCGACACACCTGCTGGCAGCTCATTGGGAACTGCCATCTCCATGTCGTCAGCACCTGCCGCAAAGCACAAGATGTCAATCTCAGGCAAAGTGGCAGGCCCTGTCAACGTCGTAAGCACACGAACTTGGATACACCCATTGTGCGCACGCGGATCAACGATTACAGATGGCGATGAGCCATTAGAAAAGTTGTTGGCGTACACAGTATTGGTCAACCAAGCCTGCGCCTGCTTGTAGGGGATGGTGACGATACACTCATCTTCATTCTGAAGATCCACCACTCGCACTGTCGTTGTAGTCTCATAGTCATTACCTGGAACCCCATGGGGGTCCCATGTGATGGCTAAACGACCAGTGTGGTAGCGGGTCTTAACAAAGCGGAACTTGAACGTTACACCACCTCGCCAATACTTGAACATGCGTCCAATGTAAGCGGAGGGAGTGTGGTTGATGAAAGTCTGAACATTGGTTTGCTGGGCCACTAGTATTGGTGTAACTGGACAAGTCCAGATTACGGTTCCTGTACCAGCGGTCCCATTCCAAAGAGTCCCCTGAACAAAGCTTTCGTGCGACAACAAAGTACGAAGGGCCAAGGGATCTTCATCTCCGGCACCTGTAACTGAGTTATCCACTGTGACCTCATTCTTGGGATCTAGGGTGAGCTTATCTATCGGTACTGACGTATCGACGCTACTGAAAGCGTGAAACGCCTTTGGTTGATAAGGCATGACGTCACTCACCACAGGAGGATTAGAATAACCGAATGCTCGAGCAATTCCACCGACAAGGTTGGCTCCTGTTTCTGCCGCGGTGGCCAATCGCCCCACGACGGGAACATCGCGCAGCATACCAGCAACTTGTGCTACAGCAGTGGCAGGACCACTGATTGGGCCAGGTTCTGAGTACTCATCTGCCTGCAGAGCAAGGTAAGAAGTGAGACCAGCCACCTCGACGTCCGTAGCCCATGCGTAGCACGAAATTCGGACAGAAGCGTTGGCAACACCATTAGCGGACCGCAATTTGGAGTAGAGGACATACTGGATGCGTCCCAGATTAAGGAACTCATCATTGTCTATCACATCCACCCACGAATTCGGCCACAAAAACGGCAACTCCATCTCTGCTGTGGTCATCGCTGCGGGCTCCAGGTATAGACCAGGCAATTGCGACAATTTGATTTGATCACTCGTCGAATAATATTGGTCCACGCCTGTTGCAAGCGGACAATAAGCCACACGCATCGCCCCAAAGTAAAAAGGGGAAGCATTAACTACGAACTTCAAGTGCAATTTGCATCGCAGAAGTTTAAAATTCTCAAGCTTCTTCTTAATACTCGTGTCGTCGAAATACAACTGCCAAGGCGAAAATGTCGCCTGAATAGCGGTCGTATTCGACTCCAACCAGGTGTGAGTGTTGATCAACACGGGACGGGACAAAAAGTCACCAAGACGTGCTCCAACATCAGAATCTGGGGCAAAAGGACCCAAACCCGGAGCTCGATGAACGGCCGTGAGACCGGCATCAACGAACTTCAAGTTTTCTTGAGTCCTCTCAGCAATCTTTCCTTCCGTGAGGTCGGTAGATTGCAAACGGTAGAGATCCACGCTAAAAGCGCTTCTTTGCTCACTTAAGAGCTCGTTTTGTTGTTTTTGTTTTTCATTAATTTTGAACGGTGTGTTATAAAATGCGCTGGCACACCTAAGCCAGCGCAAGTGTTTCGCGCCTGCCCCCCAATTGCAACCCCTAAATAGGGGATCGTGTTCCGTAGAGACACGATAGGGTAACACAAGTCCGCACACTTGATTCTTCGGCGCAAGAAGCACAGATCGGATAATTGTGGGTAGTGTTTAGCTTTACGAGCAGTCTACCAACCGCTCGGTGCCGCCTATTCCGCAGCGGCACGAGGCGGGCGACCGCTAGACAAAAGCCAGCGATCAATCAACTGGTCCCAAGTTGGGAACATATTTGGAAGCAGATACTCCGGACTGATGCATTCGTTGAATATCTCAATCATTTCTTCGCGCTTCTTTTCAAAAATTTCCCTTCCATACCAGAAGTACTCGACACACACATTGTTGAGAATCTCTGCGGCATGAGCCTCAGGCCCAATGGAGCTGGGGACCCAAGTCGTGAGCATCTTATGGATTGTGTCTTCCTCGATAGGACACACCATAGCATCTAATTCAGGTTCGTAACGCCAACTGCGCTTGAGGAAAGTAACATTGCTGATGTGAATAAAGGGGACGGATTCCGCCTCCTTGTCAGCCATTGTATACTTCACTCCATGCTTCCGAAGAACTTCTGAAATGGTACTATGGTTGAACCAGTCACGGCCAGAACCAAACGCGTTATCATCACCGTAAGTAATCAGCGCTACAAACTTGCGAAAACTGATGACTTCGTTCTCAGGATTGAGCACGTAGTAACAGTAGCGCATGTAAAGACTGTTCACAATACAATTGATAATGACAGTAAGGGGGTGTCCTGATGGATTACTCCCAAGGAACTGAACCAAATCACCATTGTAGATGCACCACGAACACGCAATGTCGTACGCAATGCCCCACATGCGTTGGATGTGATGGGACGCCATTCCGGCCTTCTTGTAGATGTCAATCAAAACTCGAAAGGCGAGCAGAATGAGCATGGCGCCCATGCGCTTGTCGAAAGCTCCATAATCACCTGCAACCATACGATCTAGACCAAATTTGGTGATGTGCTTATAAAGCTTATCCCATTGATCACTCTGTGCAACGACTCCTGGCATCGCTTCGAACAACAAAGGATTCTTCTGAATGATTCGAACGATAGGGAGGAAGTACATGCGCACGATTAAACTCCAGTCCAATGGACCACCGTTCATAATGCGTGTGTTCATCTCCGCAATCTTCTTGAAAGATCTAGCCTCATCCTTCGTGTGAGCAATGAAAATTGGAGCAGCCAAAAATCCATCATCATAACGCTGTATCATCTCATTCATCCGAGATATCACTTCATCATTGACGGTAATTGGATCATGCCACACTTCATCACTTGGCAAGGGCATTGTGACCTTCTTTTTGGTCGTACACCAAGGAAATCCAGCACTCGTACCTCGATTTATGCTGTCAATAAACTTCCGGCCAGGGATGCCATTGATCGCAGTTGGCAAGTCAAGAGGCTCACGCAACTCGGCAAAATCGTCTTCAGTCAAGCTAGAACACACTTCATCCACGTACGCATCTGCACACTTGTTTAAGATATGTTCGCTGAAAAGGCTGGTTTGCTCAACGATGGGCATGAGCGAATTACGCCAAATTTCCTTGCCACGCATGACTGGAGCGCCAGTTTTGACACAATACCCACGCTTAACTGCTGCGCCTCTCATCAAGGTGGGACACACCGCAGTTTTAGGTTGAGCGCGGGGTAGAGTGGTTTGTCCGAAAACTCGTCCAATACCATGTCCAATGTATCTAAAAACAGATTTTGGATGCAATGGCACGAGTGAAACGTCTCTGTCAGCTGACTGCAACATTGGCGGTGCTGGCGAAAAAATAGGAAGAAACTTGTCTCTAATCCTCTCGACATCGCTCAACAACAACTCAACAGCAGCGCCTCGCGTTCCGGCACCAGCTACATGCAACCCCACGATAACCGGACCATTGGGTGTGTGAGCAACAACCGGTGCGCCACAGAGACCAACCTGCGTCGAAACAGACAAAGTGTACTCCCACAAATTCAGGGGACGCTGGAGCTCAGTCAACATTAGATTAGCACTGCGCGACAGTCGGGGGATTTGTGGCGTGGCTACCACACCATCTGGACCCCTATCAACGAGTGTGCCAGGACAAAACACTTTAAGTGGCTCCTTAGCCAAAAGAGGAGTAATGTCGGGGCAGTCAAAAGAATCAAGCAGTTGGAAAAACACGAGCTCCGATTCTGGTACACGGACAGCCGCCCTGTCATCAAACAGACGCACTATGTTGGTAGTCAAGCCAGGAGCATGGCACTCCCTAGTAACAGTCATCTCGCATATCCCTTCTGGGATCACGTGATTGTCCGTCACATAGAGTCTTCCGCCCAAACATACGGCGCGGCCAAGACGAGTGATTGTCTCACCATTGACTTCGCGGCGCATGGTCAAGTGAACCACACTGTTGGAGATTTTCTTATTCACAGCGGTCCTCTCCAAGGAACGCCACGATTTAGATTTCTCCGACACAACCATGTCGGCCCGGTAATCATCCTTTTGATGGTAGAAATTTTCAGATTCATCACCAGCGGATGGGGGTCGGACACCGATCGTGCGAACATCAGACGCAGTTGGATGATCCGCCTGCAACTTCAGTTCTCCTGTAAAACTGTGGTACATCTTGTAACCAGCAGCTGCAAGAGTACAGCCAGTTAGAAAAAGCCAAACTCGCTTATCTTTAACGATATCCTTGACCACTTTGGAGGCTAAATCACGCATGTACTTTATGAGATAATCACGCGTGTAGCTAACCGCCGCACCACTAACAGCACGGGAGACTTGTGAAATGTCATCCCTGAGAGCAACGGCCGTCAAACCAAGTGCAGTGAGTCCTTCCACCCAGTTGAGATGCACCGGACTATCCACAGAAGTGTAAACTTCGTAGTTAGTGCTGTTGGTAACATCCCCAGATTGGACCATGAGGGAACGACACGCACAATGGCGACTCGGCAGATCACAATAGGGGCATAAAGTGACGCTGCTGATGGCTTTGTCCACACCCGCTGCCTTGATTTGGTTGACACGAAAAGTTCGCACCAAACGAGAAAAATGCGCCATGAAAGCGTAGATCGAGTCGAACTTATCGACAAGAGTCTCAACTGTGTCTTGACGACCATCATCATCTACTGTGACAACGTCAACTGAATACAACTCAATGAGCCAAATATCAGAATAGTCGCCACTGTCCGGCAGAGGAACCTTCGCGGGGTCCAGCATGTCAGGAGCAGTGTCCTTAACATAAGCTGGCTTGACCTTGAGCTTAACCAAAAATGGAAAGCGTCGCCGCACTGCCACAGGATTGCAGAACCATGCGGCTGCATTCAAATGAGCGGTGTTGGTGGTGCCGACACAAAATTCAGCACGCACAGGAGTTTTCCCCTTGTTTTCCAACTCAGCCTGCGGCGGGCAAAAAGCAACATTGTTAATAATCTGCAAAAGGTCAGTCAACGTCGCATCGTCGGTAGCTTTATTTGGGTTGACCGATGCAATGTCGTCGAGCAATATTCCCCAGTACTGGGTTTTGAAACCAGACCAGTACTGATCGGCCGAACATCGCGTGTAAATGCCTTTGGAGCCCTCGGGCAAGCCAAACATCTTTCCGAAGTGGCCAAACAACAAGCGAGAGAATGTTGATTTGCCCACGCCTGACCCACCAGCAATCAAAATGCTAAAGGGAGACGGGCGTTCCTCACCGGCAGCTTGGCGAATAAGAATTTCGCCTCGAATAATTCTCAACTTTGCAAGTGTTGAACCAACGAGGTCTTTCTCATCTGCTGCTTGTGAAAACTTCTGAATGTGTATACCTGTCTCAATGCAGAGATCCAAATCTGAAAGGAATCCGTGGTATGTGAAACCATTAGCTTCAGGGTTATGGAGCAGCGAAGACCTCTCAATACATGTGGCGGCGTCAGACGCCCACTTGGCATATGATCGCGAAGAGTGGTAGAATGGTTGAAGTGAACCTAACTTCCAACACTGGACAAGCCGTTCCACGATATACAAAGTGGTATCAAGCAAATGGGCCACAAAATCAAGCTCTGTGACAACAGCCCCTAGAGATCTGGAATACATCTCAGTGAGCTGCTCAATTTTAGGCGTAAAGCCCAAAGATTGCATCATGCATGAAGACATGGCGAGAGCGGACAATTTAGTCACTTTGGTCACCAAAGGTGAGCCCTTCACAGCCGAGTAATTCGAACTCAGCAAGCGCAATTCAGCAAAGTCATAAGACTGTAATTCGAGCTGCGTGGAAAACCAGAGGAAGATGTCCTCTATTGTCTTGCCAAGAGATTTCTTAGTGAAGAATCGCACAGTGGCAATGATCACTAGAAAAACATCATCCATATCACGCGCTCGGGACAAACCCGAGTACAAAAAGGAGAGGTTCTCCAAAACCTCCATGGCGTCGTCAACGACACCTTTGACCAAATCCTGGAACTTCCCAACGCCAACATTCAAAATGTACTGGCTAATGAGACGTTCGATGTAAGTCCGCAAATTCAACCCTGACCCCACTGAAAAGAAAGTTCCAGTGAAATCTGTGGTTTGAAGACTCAGGGGAGACAAAATTTCTTGCTCGCAATCAGAAATGTGAGTGTAGGTTTGAAACTGCATGTTGATAACTGATGTAATCGCTGGAATGTTGTCTCTGGGTCTTAGGGGGGAGATTATCGTCTTCCAGACTATCCCGTGCGACGGGCACTCTCACTCGACTCTTACGTGTGAGGGTACTATAACTATAATAGCTCCATACACTGGTGGCGCAGAAACGCAGCACCAGCGGAAAGTCACTTGGCGAACTGACATTACTAAGAGGTCAGAAACTTGGGCGCAGTGGTGAAAGCGATTATTCACTTGCGCTTATAACAACCAAGGCGATCACTATAATAGGAATAGGTTTTCTAGAGTTATATAGACTTATACTATGTAACATATACAGAAACAAAGACTAATTTTTAGGTTTTGTTCTAAAATAACTCCTACGATTGTTCGTAATGAAGAATTCGTGAATCTCCAACAGATCGAAATCGCCGTCTGTTAGGCGGCCAACAATTACATACAAAAGGCTGTGGCATACCTCGGTACAATATTTTTATTTTCAAATTTAACACTGATGTACGGATTTACTCCACTAGGGATACACGGTTTACAGTGCCGGGTCAATGACCCTCAGTGTAACAAATATTGTTATTTAAAGCATAACTGCAATGTTATTTTAGAGGCATAACTGCCGTAAGGGTTCGTTTTGATATAGGAGACGAAACTCCAGTAGAAATAAGATAGTCGATAAATGATTAGTTGCTTAAGAACAACGAGGCCTTCAGAAAAAGAATACGGAGGCAATAACGAATATTACATGTGTCGGATTGCCACATGTAAGCTCGCATTGACGCCGTACCAAAGACTGGGACGCGTCGAACTAAGACAATCCAAAACATAAATCATAGGGTGGGACACCCT